AAAGCGCCGAACGGTATGGATAATCAGGCGTTTTTTGAAAAGCTCTGCTGGGAAGGTCTGGAGCGCCGCTACGGCCCCAATGTTCCGCAGGCCAACAAAGACCGTCTGGAATACGAGATCGGCGTGGTCAAAAAGATGGGCTACACGAACTACTATCTTATCGTGTGGGACTACGTGAACTACGCCAAGAGTCAGGGTATCCCGGTAGGCCCGGGCCGTGGCTCCGGCGCAGGCAGCATTGCGGCTTACAGCGTGGGCATCACGGATATCGACCCCATCCGTTATAACCTGATCTTTGAGCGCTTCCTGAACCCGGAGCGCGTCAGTATGCCAGATTTTGATGTGGACTTCTGCTACGAGCGCCGTCAGGAAGTGATCGATTATGTCAACCGGAAATATGGTGCCGACCATGTGGCTCAGATCGTCACCTTTGGCACCATGGCCGCCCGCAACGCCATCCGCGATGTGGGCCGCGTGATGGGCATTCCGTATCAGCAGGTAGATGTTGTGGCAAAGCAGGTGCCCATGGAGCTGAAAATGACGCTGAAGCGTGCGTTGGAGGTATCGCCGGAACTTAAGCGGATGTACGATACCGACCCGCAGGTCACAGAGCTGATCGACACGGCCTTGAAGGTGGAGGGCATGCCCCGCCATGCTTCCACCCATGCGGCGGGTGTCGTCATTACCCCGGAGCCTACGGACTACTATCTGCCGCTGGCCACCAACGACGGCCTGCCTGTGACCCAGTTCAACATGACCGAGATCGAAGAACTTGGCCTTTTGAAGATGGACTTTCTGGGCCTGCGCACGCTGACCGTCATTCATGACGCGGAAACTGCTGTGCAGAAGCACCACCCGGAGTTCTCCATCCAGAAGCTGGATTACGACGACCCGGACACCTACAGGATGCTGGGGCAGGGAGACACCGAGGGTGTGTTCCAGCTGGAATCTTCTGGCATGAAGCAGGTGCTTGTGGGCCTGCAGCCGCAGAACCTAGAAGACATTATCGCTCTGATCAGCCTGTACCGTCCCGGCCCCATGGATTCGATCCCCACCTACCTGCGCAACCGCCACGAGCCGGACAAGATCAGCTATAAGACCCCACAGCTGGCCCACATTCTGGATGTGACCAATGGCTGCATCGTCTATCAGGAGCAGGTCATGCAGATCTTCCGGGAGCTGGCAGGTTTTTCTTTTGGTCAGGCAGACAATGTCCGCCGTGCCATGAGCAAAAAGAAACATGCCGTCATGGAGGCCGAGCGAGAGCACTTTGTGTACGGCTGCACCGATCCCGGCAACGAATGCCCCGGCTGTGTGGCAAACGGCATCTCTGAGAAGGTGGCCAATGAGATCTACGATGAAATGTCCAGTTTCGCTTCATATGCGTTCAATAAGAGCCATGCGGCCTGCTATGCCTATGTGGCATTCCAGACGGCCTACCTCAAGTGCCATTATCCCAGTGAGTTCATGGCGGCTTTACTGACCAGTGTGCTGGATAACACGGATAAGGTCATTGAATATTCCGGCGAGTGTGCCCGCCTTGGCATCAAGGTGCTGCCGCCGGATGTGAATGTTTCCAACGGCGGCTTTACGGCGGATGGAAACGGTCAGATCCGCTTTGGCCTGAATGCGGTCAAAAATGTGGGCCGCAACCTGATCGAGAATGTGGTGAAGGGGCGGCAGAATAAGCCTTACACCAGCCTGTACGATTTCTGCAAGCGGATGCATGGCAATGAACTGAACCGCCGGGCAGTGGAGTGCCTCATCAAGGCCGGCGCATTCGATCATCTGGGCAACAACCGCCACAGCCATGTGGAGGCCGTGGAGGGCATTCTGAAGAGCATTGAGACCGACTCTCGGCGCAATCTGGATGGACAGCTGGATCTGTTTTCGGTGATGAGCGGGGAAGCACAGAGCGGTGCTTCCGAGGATAACTATGAAATAAAGCAGCTGCCGGAATACAGCCATAAGGAACTGCTCCAGCAGGAAAAGGAAGTCAGCGGCCTGTATCTGTCCGGTCATCCGCTGGATGCTTACCGGGAACAATCGGCACGCATTGCATCCCACACCATCAAGGATCTTACAGGGGAAGATGCCCATGTGAAGGATGGAGAAAAAGTGCGCATTGTGTGCGCGGTGGTAAAAAGCCGCATGATGACCACAAAGTCCAACAGCATGATGGCTTTTACCAGCGTAGAAGACCTGACCGGCACCATGGAAGTGATCGTATTCCCAAAGGTGCTGGATGCTTTCCGGGATTCACTGCACGAAAATGCAGTCGTCGTGATCGATGGCAGACTGTCGGTACGGGAGGATGAAGCTTCCAAGCTGCTGGCAGAGAGCATCGTCCCGATCGATAATTACGATCCGGCCCGACTGGATAACGGCAGGCCGGACCCGATGAAAACGGCAGCAAAGAAGCTGTATATCCGTGTGCCTTCCCGCAGCAGCAGGGAATATGCAAAGGTGGTCAATCTGCTTGGCATTTTTGATGGGGATATGCCGGTGCTCCTGTATCTGACCGATACCAAGCAGTATCTGCGTGTGCCGCGCCATCTGTACGCATCCGGCCATCCGCTGCTGTTCAAAGAGCTGGAAAGGCTGGTCGGAACGGACAACATTGCAACAAAATGACATTTCCGTGCACGAATCTTAACGCAAATCCGGCGGGATGGCTGTTTCCAAAATAAGGCGTTTGTGTTATAATGATTCAAGGCAAATGAAGTGCTTTGGACAGCGTTAAAACGGAGAACGCTGTGATACCATTGGGTAAATGAAGAAACAAATTGGAGGGAAACTCTCGTATGGAAAAGCAGATCAAAACGATTGGCGTATTGACGAGCGGTGGTGATGCTCCTGGCATGAACGCTGCCGTGCGCGCCGTAGTCCGTACCGGCCTGCATAAGGGTTACCGCATGATCGGCATTCAGCGTGGCTACAATGGCCTGCTGAACGGCGAATGCTTTGAAATGAACCTGCGCAGTGTGTCGAACATCATCTCTGCAGGCGGTACCATTCTGTATACCGCCCGCTGTCTGGAATTCAAGACCAAGGAAGGTCAGGACAAGGGTGCAGAGAAGTGCCGCGAACTGGGCATTGATGCGCTGGTGGTCATTGGCGGCGACGGTTCTTACCGCGGCGCTCGTGAGCTGGCCCACCGCGGCATTCCGATGATCGGTCTGCCCGGCACTATTGACAACGATATTTCCTGCACCGATTACACCATTGGCTACGATACCGCCATGAATACCGCGCTGGAGATGATCGACAAGCTGCGCGATACCACCCAGAGCCACGACCGCTGCAGTGTGGTCGAGGTCATGGGCCGCAACGCCGGTTATATTGCTCTGAATGTTGCAATTGCTTCCGGCGCTATGGCTGTTCTACTGCCGGAGAAGGAATTTGACATGCAGCGTGATATTCTGGATAAGATCGCTGAGACTCAGAAGACCGGCAAGCGTCACTTCATTATTATCGTTGCCGAGGGTGTCGGCCATGCACAGGAGATCGCAAACGAGATTCAGGCACGCACCGGCATCGACTCCCGCGCCACCATTCTGGGCCATGTCCAGCGCGGTGGTTCTCCCACTCTGCGTGACCGTGTGAACGCTTCTGCAATGGGCTACCATGCCGTGTGCCTGCTGGAGCAGGGCAAGTATAACCGCATCGTCGGCATGAAGGGCGAAAAGCTGGTGGATTACCCTGTGGATGAAGCTCTTGAAATGACCAAGACGCTTGACCCGGTGCTGATCGACGTGTGTAACACCATTTCTATCTGATTTTTGGACTGAATTGAACGTAAATACGTGAAATGCGGCATCTACAGATTGGATAAAATGTAGACAAAATCAGGTCACTCCTACACATTCCCTGTATTCAAATGCAAAAGTGGTATAAGGAATTATGGGATCTTTTCAATCTCATTTTTAAGCCAGTCGATGCTTCTTTGGGTATAAACACGTTCAGTAAGGTCTTTAATATGGTGTCCAACAAGTCGTTTGATGGCATATTCGTCCATGTTATACTTTTTGGCCATTGTAACAAAAGTAATACGTCCATCATGGCCTTTATGCTCAGAGTTCAGTGACAGCAGAGGAACGACTTCGTTGACAAGCTGCACGGAAAAAGAGGCATAGCGCATTTGCGTGACTTCGCCTTTTACGGTGTTCTGATGATGGAAACCACGCTGGCGGATCGTGAAAAATAAATAAGGCGAACCTGCTTCGAGCGCTTTTTCGTAGCGGGCTTTTACCAGATTGTAAATTCGGGGATGAATCGGCACTGTTCGGTTTATCCCCGCTTTTGTTTTTAAGCCGCCTGTAAATGTGCCCACATCCATATCAACATCCTTCATTTTCAGGTCGCATAGTTCTCCGGGACGCCAGCCAGAGTAGCACTGAATTAGAATCATGTCAATGATAGGATGCTTGTCTATATTTGCCCATAGAAGATCGAGTTCTGCTTCGGTATAGGGAATATGACTATTCGGTTTGCGGACATACCCCGAATCGATCGTGAACATACGAGCATAATTTTTATCGACGAGTTCGCGGGAGACTGCATAATCAAAGAGCAGATTATAAAGATTTTTCATTGAGTCTTTATTATTGTTTTGTGCATGGCGAGTTTCTCCGGCGTAAACGATGGTTCCGTTTTCAATACAATTCTGCAGGTGCGAGATATGAACGTCGCGGACAAGCATGTTATGAATCGAGGAGGAGTAGGCCCATGCTCTTTTATAACGGGAAATCGTAGAAGAATCCACTTTTTTCTCTTTCGTGGTCAGCCACATATCAAAAAGGTCCTGCATAGTTGTTTTATTGCTAAGGTCAAATGGATGCGCGTTGTATTTCATAAGTGCTTCATATGCTTCATTATATGTTTCAAAATAAGCGACCGGACGGAGCGGGCATACGATCGGTTTGCCTTCATCAGTTCTTCCGGCTGTGACCATTGCCCGAAAGGGCTTGCGAAGATTACGCCCTCGGACTTCGGAAATCTGGCCGAATCCATTGGGAAGACGCATATGTTTTTTCTTTTTTGGTGGCAGCGATGACTTGGATTTGAGCGGGTAACCGCAATGAGGACAAGCTGCTGCCTTATCGCTCACTTGTAGACAACACTCTGGACAGAGTTTTAACATAGAAACCTCCTTCAATCATTGTATAAATTTGCCATTTTCACTCAAAAGCTCGGTCAAACCGGGCTTTTTCTGTTTGAAAAAGCTATTCTAGGTTAAACGATAGATTTTTGCTTGTCAATCCTTCAGGGCGAAAAAGATAAAAAACAGCACGCGGGGGACCATTTTTGCAAGTATCATCCTTTTTGAGCCTGGGAACGTATTTAGACGCTCCTAGAGTAACACAAAAGGAGTACGATAGAATGGATAAAGCTAGATTAAAAATGGGTTCGGTTCCTGTACGGATCGCAGCACGAGTATACGGCCGGGACCCGGCGTGGGTGCGTGCGGGTATCATTGCGGGGTGGCTTCCGATTGGCGAGGCAACGAGAAACGGAAAGCGCGTTACGGATATTCAGCAGATGAACTCAAAGCTGGGCAGAATCAGCTATTACATCTCTCCCAAGCTCCTCTATGAGCAGACCGGTTATGAATGGAGGGGCAAAAAATGAGCAGAGAACGTGCGGAGCTGTCAAAAAAGAACCCATACCACATTCCGAGATACCGGTACTACGAACTGAAGTATTTTTGCAGGCAGTACGATGACTGGAAGAAAGCCCTGACTCTGATCGATGGGTGGCAGACACCGCCAAATGATATTTCCGGCATCATCAAGGGGTGCCCACCCGAAAGCCCGACCGAGAGGATCGCACTGTCCAGAGTGTTCTACTCCAACTGCATCGACATGATAGACAAGTGCATTGCGGAACTTGATACGGCATTGGCACCGTACATTAAAAAGGGCGTGACAGAGGGAGACGGCTACAACAAGCTTCAAGCAAATGGCTGTCCCTGCTGCCGCGAGACCTACTACGAGCATTACCGGTACTTCTTCTGGCTCCTGAGCAAGGAACGGCAGTGACGCGAAAAATTCAGCTTCTATTATGGAAGAAGATGGATATATGCTGGTAGATACCAGTGGTAAGACACGAAGGCGAATGGACGATTCCATTCCTGCCAAGGATCGGTTTTAGATGGGCCGACCTTTGATGACATCTTCTTTTATTTTTTTGTCCGTGAAAAATTCGTCCGCTATTATGGAGAAATCCAATTACTGAAACTATAAAGGAGAGATATTTTATGGCAAAGGTTTATACGATGGGCGAACTGGAACGAGCAAGAAAAAAGGCTCAGATTCGGGAGTGGGTTCAGGACAAGAAAGATAAGGCTACGAACTGGTGCTATGCGCACAAGAACGAGATTCTTACTTATGGTCCTGTGGTCGTAAGCGGAATTGCAGCAGGAGCAAAAATGCTGTCGAAGCATACGGCACAGGCCAAAGAGCAGGATCTGAAGGACTTGTATGTGTATAGTCACAGGACGGGGCACTATATCAAATTGCGTCGAAAACTCAAAACATCCGAGTGGGCAGAATTTGATCGTAGAAAGCGTGCCGGAGAGAACGAATATGATATTCTCGCTGACATGAAGGTATTGGGTTAAAGGTACAGAGCCGTGGAGAAATCTGCGGCTCTTACTTTTTTGACGCGAAAAAATCAGCCGCCTTTATGAGAAAGGTGGTATGGACAATGTTTAGTCTGATCGTTGCAATTTTAATCGTTGTACTGCTGGTCAAATGTATTGGCCTGGTAGGGGCAAAGACGGAAGAGGTGAAACAGAGAACAAAGAAGAAACACTGAAAATCAAAATGGAGCCTATGGGAAACCGTAGGCTCTTAATTTTTACGCAGACGAGAAAAATGCATGGTGCTTTATGGAAGGAAAATAAATGGGAAGCCTACGGGTGGATGCGGAAGTTTAGAAATTCCCGCCGTTAATGCTGACGGAGGATGTAACCAGCATGAAGCTATGAGAAATCATGGCGTTTCCTTTTTCTGACGCGAAAAATACAGCCTCCTTTATGGAAAGAAATGAACAAATTTAGGAGGTATTTTACTATGCTGAAGAATGTTATTAAAGGTTTTGAGGAAATGATGAACTGTGTTCTGACCGCTATGAACGAGTCGCTGAGCGATCCGTATGCGGGCTGGAACGAAGGGGAAGAACTCCTCATGCTGAACGAGGTTCGGTGTGGTATCCGCTAATGGATATTCTGACCGGAAAACGGGCGTATGGAAACATGCGCTCTTTTCTTTGACATTTCGGTGCAGGCGCGAAAAATGCAGCCTCCTTTATGGAAGGAGATAGCTCAGTTGGAAGAGCGCTGCTTGATTGCAGAGGTCGTGGGTCCGAATCCCATTCTCTTTCTTTTTTCTATTCTAGAATAGAATGTTGGCGCGAAAAACGCATTGTCCTTTATGGAAGGATGTCTTCCGAAGAACGAAAGGAGAAATGCTATTATGGCAAAACGAGTAAAGACGAATTATGACCGCGGGTACGTGAACGCTATAGATAAGATCCGCGTGTTCATCGAAAGCAGCTCGAAAGTGATGTATGTCGATACACGCGAGTATAAGAATGCTGAGACGGCACGCTGTGCTTACCGGAACGCGATCGCACTGGTGCGGGCAGGAGGAATCGTGCGTGTTACTTGCAACCGCAATGAGCTTTTCCTGATTCGCAATGACATCTGAGGCGAAATGGAGCTTACAAGAAATCGTAGGCTCTTTTTCTTTTTTTCCGCACGCAGGGGACAGGTTCCTCTACTATATTATTAAAAAGGAGAATTTCAAAATGGACGCAAGACTGTTTCTGATCGTTTTCATCTGCATTGCTGCACTGGGGCTGGTGCTGGGTATCGCCATCGGTTTCAACCTGAGCGAAGGCCAGAGGTGTGTCGGCGACCTTGTGATCGCACCCGGTGACGAGGATGCAGACCATTACATGTTCCTGGACCTTGCGAAAAGTCCGGAAACTCTGGCAGGGAAAGAGCGGGTGATGCTGAACATCAAAATGATCCGGACGCGAAAATAACGTGGTGTTCTATGGAGGAAACTCCAGAATGATATTTTGTAAAGGAGATTTTTCAAAATGGAAAACTACGAAAACAAAGAATTGCTGAAAGACGCGGCGAAGAAATCGCTGGAAAGTCTTAAGGATCTGAAGCCGGGTACGGAAGAGTACAATACGGCTGCAAACATGGCATTGAAGCTGTACGATATGCAGCTCAAGGATGAAGCGCAGGAAAACGAAAAACAGCTGAAAGAGGACGAGGCCGTGCGGAAAGTGCACGAACTGGAACTCGATCAGGAGAAAGCGGAGAAGGCGCGCAAACTTGACTGGGCAAAAATCGGCATGAAGGCGCTGACGTTTGCAGGCACGATTGGCATGACTGTGTACTGGTCGATCTGCGAGGCAGGCGGTGTAACCCAGCTGTCGAGAGCAATCGGCGAGGGAGTACATGAGCTGAAGAGAGGCTTTACGGAAAAAGATTAAAAAGGAGGAACCGAGGAGGGTTCGTGGCGAAAGCTGCGGACTCTCTTTATTTTTTATGCGATACCACGATAACGCCCAGCCGCAGGAGTGGACGAACTACTACGGAAGCGTCTACCGCTGCAACCATCCTGTATACCGGGTATGTACATTGTATAAAGAGCGCAGCAAGGGCCTGTGCGTGATCCAGCAGCGCTACAACAAGGAAAGCAAAGCGACCTACTGGAGCGCCATAGACCCATGGCTGACCGATAAAATTTACCTGCATGACGGGTTCAAGGAATATTTTGACAGCCATGCCAAACAAAAAAATCAAAACGGAGAATATCCTACCGTGACCGTGCGACAGATCATGTGGGCGCTGCGGATGAAGCCATTGAAAAAGGAACGCTGGGAGACTGTGTTTGACAGAAGCACGATTTAGGACGCGGATTTTACAGAGTGCTTTATGAGACGAGTTACGTCTTAACATTTATATTTTGGAGGTATGAAAGATGAAAATTGACGCAAGATTAGTTAAGCAGAGCGTAGGCATGATCGTTGGTGGTGTCATTTTTGCATGGAGTGCGATGGACAAGGGCCGGATTGACGGCATTAAGGAAGGAAAGAGGCTTCAGGCAGGATGGACAGTACGAGCAATCGAAGACGCGTATGAAAAGGAAAAGGCGGATGATATTATCAATCGAGTCAATGCCAAATTCAATGAATATGTAAACGAAAAGTAACTCAAAGGCAGGAGCTGTGGAGAAATCTGCGGCTCCTGTTTTTCGCCTTAACGCGAAAAAATCTCCTTGCTTTATGGAGCAAAGACCATGAACAAAGGAGAATACTATGCAAGAAAACAAATTTTGGAACTATTCGATTACGATTGGCAACATGATTGTGACATTGGCATTCGGACTTGGAGTGGGTCTGGTAGTGCTGTTGTTTACATTGATTGTGCGATCGATTCTTAGCAAGAAATGACAAAACAAGGTACGAACTGAACTTGTCTTTGTTCCGGAATTGAGCCATGGAGAAATCTGCGGCTCTTTCTTTTTTGCGATGACGCGAAAAAATCAGCTTGCTTTATGGAGGTAAGAGGGCTTTATCGAAAGGAGAAATTACTATGATGAAAGCTATCAAAAACTTTATGAAGAAACCTATTACTTGGGGCGACAGCTTTAAGTGGAGCGCTTATAAGGACAAGGCAGAGAGGCTTGATAAATACAATTCATTCAGAGATATGAATAATCAAATCTGAAAGATCACGCCCTCTTATCTTTTTGAAAATGATATTTTGGAGGTCGAACGCTATGGAGGACATTATGCTGATCCGGTCAAGTTTTATGCGCCGTATCATTTCACAGATCATCAACAAGGCTTTGAAGAAGCAGGCACCCGGTGTAGAAGTGGAGCTGAAAGAAGCTCAGGTGAACTGGGTGGACAAGGAGCAGAAGCTGCGGATACATCTGGAGCTGGATGCGGAGGTAACGAAGGCTCAGCTGAATGATATTCTGAAAAAAGCTGGAGTGCTGTGATGCGAAATTTTCAGTGTGCTTTATGAGATGATTAGTCTCAGATTTATATTTTGGAGGTATGAATTATGAAGAAAGCAATTAAAACTGTATGTGTGGCTGGTGGTGCGTTGTTTGGTTTATACACAATTTTTTATGCCGGTATGGCCGTGGGAATTGGCTATGGCTTGACATCTGATAAAGATGGATGGTCAATGGTCACAACGAATGCCGAGGCGGCAAAAGATTTTGTTGAGACACATAACGTCACACGCTGGTTGGTGCATGTTGGAGAACTCGCTGGCGTTAAAAATGCCGAAGAATATCTGAAGCGCTAATCGAAAGCGGAGCTTACGAGAAATCGTGGGCTCTTTTATTTTTCAAAATGGAGATTGAAAGATGAAACTTACGAAAACATGTACTAGATTCCTACGCAAGCACGGCGGAACCATTCTGGCTGTGGCGGCATCTGTAGGTGTGGTAGCAACGGCCATCGAGACCGGGCGGGCAACGACGAAGGCAAAGCATCTGCTCGCAGTGGATGAAGCTCTGCGAACGTACAACGAAGATGAGCATGGTATTGTGGAAGAGCCTCCAACAAAGAAGGAAATCGTCCAGACCTGCTGGAAAGCTTACGTTCCTGCAATGATTCTGGGCGGCGGCACCATCGCGTGCATCCTCGGCTCCAATGCACTGAACAAGAAGCAGATTGCGAGCCTGACTGCTGGCTACATGGCACTTGGAAAGGCCTATCAGGAGTACCGCAGTGAGGTGGCGGAGCGCATCGGTGCTGAAGAGGAAAAAAAGCTTCGCATGGAAGTTGCTGAAAAGACAAAAGGTGCGGATGTTCAGCGGGATAAAGATGGTGATGTCATCCGGCTGTTCTACGAGCCTGCGTCGAAAAGATATTTTCATGCTACCATGTCCCGTGTCATTGAGGCATCGTACTATTTCAACCGGGAACTGGCCACGAACGGTTGCATTTCTGTGAACGAATGGTGCAACTATCTCTGCGCTGATGAACTTACTGTTACACCAGAAGGCGACGAAATGGGATGGTGTCTGGACCAACTCATATATGACTGGGATGCCTACTGGATGGACTTTGAATATGATAAACAAATCACGGATGATGGACTGGAGTGCTATTACCTGGCGCCTGCACTTGATCCGGTTAAAAATTACCTGAATTATGAGGAGGACACTTATCATGCATAAGATCGACTGGTGGAAAGTTGCATCTGTGGCACTGATGGCTGCAAGCGCAGTGCTGAGCTTTGGTCATGACCTGATCGAGGATAAAAAGACCGAGGAAGACCTGCAGGACATGGTACAGGAAGAAGTACGGCGGCAGCTGGCGGAAAAGAACCAGTAAACGCGAAAAATACAGGCTCCTTTATGGAAGAGAAATCCAATTTGAACAAAGTAAAGGAGAATGATATTTATGTACGATTACAATTTTTACGAACAAATGGACAGCCTGATGGTAAATCTGCTGGTAGATCTGGCCATCAACATGGTACGTGTGCTGTATGCTACAGTACGATACGTGTTGATGCAGCCGATCAGACTGGTGGAATACATCTGGTACTGTATCCAGATCGAGCGTGAATGTGACCGTGAGGAAACGATTCGCTTCGAGAATTTGAAACGAACTGGACACATCTGACGAAAGCGAGGGCTTACGAGAAATCGTAGGCTCTTTCTTTTTTATATTTTACGGAGGTATGAAAAATGAACCTGAAATCATTTGCAAAGGCGAGCAGGCAGATGCTGAACCGCAATGCATCCAAGATCCTGGCCGGTTTTGCTATCGGCGCAGGCGTCATGGCTGTAGGTTTCGCCGTCGAGGCAACTCCGAAGGCGATGATCCTGCTGGAGGAAAAGAAGGCAGAACTCGGTGTCGAAAAGCTGGACGCGAAGACCATTGTCAAAACGGCTGGCCCGGTATACATTCCGACGGTCGTGAGCATGGGCCTTTCGACCGCATGCACGATCGGTGCGCTGAAGGTGAAGAGCCAGCAGAACGCCGCGCTGGCTGCAGCGTGCACGCTCTCGGAAACGGCTCTGCGCACATACCAGAATAAAGTTGTTGAGACCATTGGCGCAGAGAAGGAACAGGAGATCCGTGAGGCTGTTGCTCTGGATAAGATGGCAAAGAGTCCGGAGCCGGCAGTGATCCCGAACGCAAAAGGCGTCAAAACGGATGATATTTCCTATGACCAGCGGGTAAAATGCTGGGAAAGCCTGAGCGGGAACTACTTTTGGACCACACGGAATGCCATTGAACGGGCTATCAACGGGGTCAACAAGCAACTGCTCAGCGATTTCCGTGTGACCGAAAACGACCTGTTTGATTATCTGGGCATGGAACATAACCGAAACGGCGATCTGCTTGGGTGGGATACCGACACGACCATGGAAGTGGAAACGTTCTATGCTTCCAAACTTGATGAAGACGGAATGCCGTGTCTTGTACTGGATTACCGTACACCGCCCAAGTGGCTGGGCTATTGATTTTTTCAATGCCCGGAACAGACGCGAAAAATTCACCTTGCTTTATGGAGGTAAAACTCCAACATTACAAAACTTTATATTAAAGAAAGAGGTAACAAAAATGGACGAAATGAATAACATGAACGAGACTACTGTCATGGAGAATGAGAACTCTGTGGAGGTTGTTCCGGAGGAGAACGTTCAGATGATCGAAAACGAGGAGACTTCGGGCATCGATCCGAAGCTTGTGCTTGGTGCGGCTGTGATTGCTGGTGCTGCCATTGTGGGCGGTATCAAGCATCTGAAGAGCAAAAAGAACAAGCCGGCGGATGATAAGCCGAAGACCAAGAAGAAGATCCATCTGCGTGCACCTTGGACGATCACCGAGGAGGCCGTTCCCGAAAAGACGGAGGACGCTGATAAGGAAGTTGTTGAGGAACCTTCTGATGAGGAAGAGTAATGTTTGGTAAGGCGAGAGCTGTGGAGAAATCTGCAGCTCTTACTTTTTTGTTTTTTTGAAAGGGGAAAGACATGGCACAAGTAGACATGCCGAAGTCCAGCATTGGCCAGACGCCGACTGAGCCGAAAAAGAAACTTGAGAAGGTCGTCAAGGGTAAGGTGGCGGTGAAAGAGCAGAGCGATATGCAGAAGATCGCATCACAGTTTCTGGCCGAAGACCTGAAAACGGTGAAAGATCGTATCCTGACCGATTACCTGCTGCCGATGCTCAAGAACGGTGCATGGAGCATTCTGAACTCTGCGTTCAGCATTGCACTCTGGGGTGAAGACCGTAGCCGCGGCGGCTCGAACAATTATTACGGAAATAACCGTGGCCAGCGCAACAGCTATGATGGCTATTATCAGGGCAGCCAGAACAATCGCCCGAACCCGCCGCCTGTACGCAGAAGTCTGCAAAATCTGGATTTCGAGAGTCGTGGTGATGCTGAGGACACTCTGGCGGGTCTCAGGGACGCGCTGTACCGCTACCGGCAGGTTTCGGTGGGCGATCTGTGGGATCTGATGGGCGTGACAAACGATTCGACCGACTACAATTATGGCTGGTACAACCTCGATGATGCATTTATCAAGGGCATCCCCGGCGGATTCCGACTGATTCTGCCGCACACTGTACCGCTGCGCTGATAGAAAGGACTGATATTTTATGAAGTTCGAGCGAAATGTCGAAAGCATTGCTTTTGCATATGAAACGGATGCAATCGATACACTGGTTCATCTCAAAGATATTATCAAGGCCTATGGCCGTGTGACTGTCAAGGACTTGATGGACCTGGTAGGCGTAGCACCGAATCCCGATGACGATAGATTGGGCTGGCTAAATGTCGATGACACAACGATCAACCTCATTGAGCAGGACAAAGAGCATCCGTATTGCTTGATGCTTCCGCACCCGGTTTCTTTTAACGACTAAAATTCAAGAAAGGACTGATATTTTATGAAGTTTCTGAAAAACGTGAAAACCGACGAGTTCATGGCAACTGTGACCCGGACTGCCTCGAAGTATGGCTATAAGCTGAAGAAAGCAAGCCCTACCATCATGATCTTTGGTGCTGCTATTGTGGGCGTAGCAGCGACCGTCTCTGCCTGCAAGGCGACTGTGAAGGCTCAGGATATTCTGGAGGATCATAACGAGATGGTGAAAGCCATCCATGAGACCAAGGAAAAGGTCGATAGCGGTGAAATGATCCTGAAGGAAGGCGTTGCCTACACCGAGAACGATTACAAGAAGGACCTGACCACGGCCTATGTGCAGACCGGTCTGAAGCTGGCGAAAATCTATGCACCTGCAGTAACCATGGGCACGGTTGCACTCGGCTGTATGTTCGGCTCGCACCACATCATGACCAAGCGTAACGCCAGCCTGACTGCCGCCTACATCGCTCTGGATAAGGCCTTCAACGAGTACAAAGGCCGTGTGACCGACCGCTTTGGCGACCGTGTACAGCAGGAGCTTGAGCACAACATCAAGGCAGTTGAGGTCGAGACCACCCGGAAGAATGCCGATGGCGTGGAAGAAACCGTTAAACAGTACACGGATGTGGCAATGGCACACACCAGCCCCTATACGCTGATCTACGATGAGACTGTGAGTTCCTGGGATAAGGATGCACAGCTGAACATGTCCCATCTGATCCAGGCGCAGGCTGCTGCAAACCGGAAACTCCACCGCCAAGGCCATCTGTTCCTTAACGATGTCATTGATATTTTGGACCCCTATGGCAACGGTATGCATCACACCCCCGAAGGCCAGGTCGTCGGCTGGATCTTGAGCCAGGGCGATCCTACGAAGGAAAATCGTGTGGACTTTGGTGTAACCAACTATGTTGAGAACAACGATGCGCTGAACAATTTCATCGACGGGTTCGAGCGCTCTGTCCTGCTGCGGTTCAACTGTGACGGCGTGATCATCGACAAAATCTGAGACTGATATTTTGGAGGAACTTGCTATGACCAGATACGTTAAGACGCTTTCTTATCTGTTTGCTGCCATGGCCGGAGTGTGCTTCGTCTCTGGTCTGGCAGTTCTTTCGGAGTGAGGTGTACGATGGACAGTTTGGAAAATGCATTCCTGTTTCTGGACTATCTGACCGATACCAGGCGCAAGCGCCACATGGTGGGAGGCATTCTGATGAGTGTCTCCCTTTTCTTTGGCGGTCTGGCGTTTACCATGATGACGATTAAAGGAGAAGACAATGAATCGGACAATTCGTGATGTTTTGCTGTTTGGCGCAGGTTTTGCCGCAGGTGCGTATGTTGTGCACACGGTCTTCCGTACGAAGTACCAGGAGTACGCCGATGCACAAATTGATGATGTGCGCGACCACTACCGCAAGAAGGAAGCTGATCTGGATACCATGATCGAAGAAAAGGCCCAGCAGAAGAGCATGGAGCAGCTTACGGGAAAGTACCGCACCGAGTCCGACCCGGAAGATATTGTGACCCACGACCCCATTGAGATCATTCAGCCGGACGAGTTCGGTGGCATCGACGACTATGAGACTCGCGGGCTGACCTATTATGCCGATGGCAAGCTGGTATTCGACGAGGAGACGATGCCTGTGAACGACGATGATATTCCAAACATCATCGGAACAGAGGCGCTGAACCACTTTGGCGAGTTCATGCCCAGCACGATTCATGTGCGAAACAACAACTATCATAAGGACTATGAGATCATTCAGGTTCGTCAGAACTGGGGCGACCTCTATCCGGAAGAGGAGGAAGAATGATATTTTCGGATCTTGGAGAACAGTATTATGACTGGCTCCACAAAATCGTGTGCGGCGAATGGGAGCCGAGAAATCTCTCGTTCCATCGGCTGCTCATGTACTTACATAATCGCACTTATATTCCGGCCTGCGAAATGGACCAGTGCAGAGCAGAAGATGGTGTGAATCTGCGTTACCGTTTTGCCAGCGAATGCGATATTCCGTATGACAAGATCGATGCGGAGTTCCACGGTGTTCCGTGCAGTATGCTGGAAATGATGGTGGCCCTTGCGGTGCGCATCGAAGAACATATTATGGAGGATTCCAGTGCGGGAAACCGTGTCGGGCAGTGGTTCTGGAACATGATTGTCAGTCTCGGGCTTGCTGCCATGGACGACGGCCGGTTTCACGAAGACCGGGCAGATTATATTCTGGACAGATTTGAGCGCAGAGACTATGAATACAATGGTGCCGGCGGTCTCTTTACAGTGAACCATCCGACCGAAGATATGCGTCGGCTTGATATTTGGTATCAGCTGATGCACTACCTGCAGGAAAACGAATTTTGAAAGGAAAATCAACATGGATATGACGAATATTATGTATGAATTGGTCAACACTAAAACTTCGCTGACCATTGCCGACCGTACCATCGAAACTCTGCAGAAGCAGAACCGGCGTCTGAATCGTCGGTGCCTGCGCCAGAGTCTGATTATCGCAGGACTGACATGGCTCACCGTTACGGCCTGCAGGATGCTGAGCGAGAACGATAAGAAGCGCAAAGAGGCTGAGGAAGACGCCCGGCAGCTCCACGCGGAACTTGCTCATACGCAGCAGGTGTTGGACGATGTGAACCGCAAGAACGCCGAACAGTTCTGGACGGAGAGCAGCACAAGTGCGACGGAAGCCGAAAAAGATATCTGCTGCGATGGGAAGGCAACCATTACCAAAAATCCGGAATAAAATGCATGGAAAGGAGGAAGTCAGTTGCCGATGATTGATTTCCTGAGGATCGCCACGCGAACCGGAAAACACGGGGTGATCGAAGTGTACCCGAACTTTATCATCACCAAGTCGAAAGACCTGATGATCCGGGGTTCTGATTTCTATGCGATCTGGCTGGAAGAACGCGGCTTGTGGAGTACCGAAGAGCAGGATGCGTTGCAGCTCATTGACCGTGAACTTGATATTTATGCAAACGAACATAAGCAGTTTCTGGGCGATAATGTTCGAGTCTTACATATGTGGGATGCACAGTCTGGCATGATTGATATTTGGCACAAATATTGTCAGCGCCAGATGCGGGACAACTATCATACCCTCGATGAGACATTGATATTTGCAAACACCTCTGTCAAAAAAGACAGTTATGCATCCAAACGACTGCCGTACCCGCTGGAACAGGGGAGCATTGCCGCCTATGACGAGCTGATGACCACGCTGTATACGCCGGAGGAACGTGAAAAGATCGAATGGGCCATTGGTTCCATTGTAAACGGGGATTCCAAAAAGATCCAGAAGTTCCTTGTTCTGTATGGTCCGCCCGGAAGCGGCAAATCGACAATTCTGAACATCATCCAGAAAATGTTTGATGGATACTGGGCAGTGTTTGACTCGAAGGCACTTGGTTCATCATCCAATGCGTTTGCACTGGAAGCGTTCAAATCGAACCCGCTGATCGCAATTCAGCATGACGGCGATTTATCGCGTATCGAGGACAATACCCGATTAAACTCGCTGGTTTCCCACGAGACCATGATGGTGAACGAGAAGTTCCGCAGTGCCTACGCAAGCCAGTTCAAGTGCTTCATGTTTCTCGGTACAAACAAGCCAGTAAAGATCACGGATGCAAAATCTGGTCTGATTCGGCGACTGATCGATGTGGAGCCGAGCGGCGAAAAAATACCGGCAAAGAAATACCGCGACCTCGTAGGAAAGGTTGACTTTGAATTGGGTGCTATTGCATGGTATTGCAAAGACGTTTACGAGAAAAACAAGCATCGTTACGACGATTATGTTCCGACACGAATGCTTGGTGCATCCAATGACTTCTACAACTTCATGCTGGACTCCTACTACATCTTCAAAAAAGAAGATGGCGTATCGCTGAAACGTGCCTGGGCAATGTACGACACCTACAATCAGGAGGCAAAAGTTTCGTATCCTTACTCCAGGCGAGCGTTCCGTGAAGAATTGATGAACTATTTCTCGGATTACAAAGAACGTGCCGAGGATATGAACGGCGAGCGGGTGCGCAGCTACTACAGCGGCTTCAAGTACGAAAAATTCAAAGAATTTCTGGAAGACCCTCCCCCCGGGGTTGATGCGGGAAATGACCCCCCTGCCTCCTCCTGGATCGAATTGAAGGAGCAGCATTCTCTCTTTAATGATATTTGCAAGGACTGCCTGGCGCAATATGCGAACGAAAATGGCACTCCCATGCAGAAGTGGGAGAATGTCAAAACCAAATTGACCGGGATCGATACAAAAAAGCTGCATTATGTAAAGGTCCCGGAGAACCACATCGTCATTGACTTTGATATTCCCGGTCCGGATGGGAGTAAGAGCTTTGAGCGCAACCTTGAAGCTGCTTCCAAATGGCCAAAGACCTATGCGGAGCTTAGTAAATCTGGTGCGGGCATCCACCTGCATTATATTTACACCGGTGATCCGGCTAAGCTAAGCAGGGTCTACGATGAAAACATCGAAATCAAGGTGTTCACGGGAAAATCTTCTCTGCGAAGAAAATTGTCGAAGTGCAATGATATTTCCATCGCAAACATCAGCAGTGGCTTGCCGTTGAAGGGAGAAAAAGCAATGGTCGATGTAAAGCAGATCCAGAATGAGAAGCATCTGCGCATTCTCATCAAGAAAGCACTGGCAAAGGAGATCAGCCCGTATACGAAGCCAAGTGTGGACTTTATTGCCCACGTTATGGACGAGGCATATGAAGGCAACGTCCCTTATAATGTGGATGACATGCGGAATGCCATCTTGGGGTTCGCTGCCAGCAGCACCAATCAGGCGGAGACCTGTCTGAAGATTGTGGCGAAGATGCACTTCAAATCGAAGGACGATATTCAGCGGGAGGCTCCTGCGGGGGAGGAAACGCCATTGATATTTTTCGACGTGGAGGTGTTCCCGAATCTGCTGCTCGTGAACTGGAAGTTTGCCAAGCATGGGCCTGTACACCGCATGGTGAATCCTGCACCGGACGAGATCGAGAGCCTGACAAAGTATCGGTTGGTCGGCTTCAACAACCGCAAGTACGACAACCATATCCTCTGGGCCCGCATGATCGGGATGTCGGTGGAGCAGATCTATGCATTGTCCAACCGGATCATCAACGAGCACACGGGCTTCTTTGGTGAGGCGTACAACCTGTCCTACACTGATATTTACGACTTCTCATCGAAAAAACAGAGCCTAAAGAAGTTTGAAATCGAATTGGGCATCAAGCATCAGGAGCTGGGACTTCCGTGGGATCAGCCGGTGCCGAAGAGCCTGTGGGACAAGGTGGCCGAGTATTGCGACAACGACGTGATCGCGACCGAGACCCTATTCTACTCGAAAAAGCGTCAGGCAGACTTTGTGGCACGTGAGATCCTGGCAGACCTTGCCGGTATGACGGTGAACGACACGACAAACTCGCTGACAACACGCATTATTTTCGGCAAGGAAAAGCACCCCAGGCTGGTCTACACCGACCTTGCCACGGGGAAATCCGATGCAATCGTGGAAGTCGAGCCTGATATTTTGACGGACTGCAACATCATCAATGCCTTCCCCGGTTACGAGTGGGCCAAAGGTGAAGACGGCAAGTACCACAACATGTTCCGGGGCACAGACCTGGGCATGGGCGGTTATGTCTACGCTGAGCCAGGAATGTACACGAATGTAGCTTTGCTGGACGTTGCGTCGCTGCATCCGCATTCAGCTGTTGCTATGAACTACTTTGGCGAGTACACAAAGCATTTTAATGACCTGATGGATGTGCGAATCTACGTCAAGCACGGCGAGTACGAGAAGGCAAAGGGGCTCTTTGGCGGTAAACTGGCAAAATACCTCGATGATCCGCAGCAGGCAAAGGCTTTGGCGCAAGCGTTGAAAATCGCCATCAATTCGGTTTACGGGTTGACCAGTGCAAGCTTCGACAACCCGTTCCGCAACCCCAAGAACGTCAATAACATTGTGGCGCTTCGAGGGGCTTTATTTATGCGCACTTTGCAGGATGAAGTGCAGCAGCGTGGCTTTAAGGTGGCGCACATAAAAACGGATTCAATCAAGATCCCCGATGCTACCCCGGAGATCATTGCATACTGCATGGATTTTGCGAAGAAGTACGGCTACACGTTCGAGCACGAAGCTACTTATGAGCGGATGTGTTTGGTGAATAACGCCGTATACATTGCCAAGTACATGGATGCCGACCAGTGCGAGGCGCTTTACGGTTATATCCCGGGCGACTGCAAGGACGAAGGCGGCGAATGGACGGCTACGGGCACACAGTTCCAAGTGCCGTATGTGTTCAAGACCCTGTTCTCCAAGGAGAAGATCGAGTTCACTGACCTCTGCGAGACAAAGACCGTTTCCAAGGGCGCTATCTATCTCGACAAGAACGAGGATCTGCCTGAAGGCGAGCACAATTATATTTTTGTGGGACGCGTTGGACAGTTCTGCCCGATCATGCCGGGAAAGGGCGGCGCTCTGCTACTGCGGGAAGCGGGCCTGACGGATACCGGCGAACGGAAATATGCTTCTGTGACCGGAGCAAAGGATTACCGCTGGCTGGAAAGCGAGGCGGTCTATCAGCTCCAGATGCAGGAGGATATCGACAAAAGATATTTCAACCGGGAAGTCGATGAGGCAGTTGAGGAAATCTCCAAGTACGGCGACTTCAACTGGTTCGTTGGTGACGATGGCGTTGCTCCTTGGACAGCACCGGATCTTCCATGGAGCGATGCGCAGGAAGAAGCAGCAAGAAATTTTGACGTGAGGTGATATTTTATGGCGAACAAGCTGTGTGATTCCCAAGGACAACTGATTGGCTATATCGAAACCGTCGAGAAGAATATGCACGACGGCCTGACGAGAGTGATTCTTCATACTGGTCATGAACTCACATTTCTCCAGGGTGATCTGATCGCTGATCGGGGTGGTAATTTGAGTATTCGTTATGGAGGGCTCAATGCGGGTAAGAAGAGCGCTTCTGCTGCGAACACCGCTGCTATCAAGGACGTTATCTTTGCTCCTCCGGCCACGATCGTTTACTGGTCGGATGGCTCCAAGACCGTTGTGAAGTGCAGCGAGAAGGATGTTTTCGACCCGGAGAAGGGGCTGGCCATGGCAATTGCAAAGCGTTGCGGCGGCAACAAGGGCAGCTATTACAGGGAGATTCAGAATTGGGTCGAGAAGAGCGGGAAGAAGTATCCCGGGAAGACTGCTACGCAGAAGAAAGCTGCCCATAAGTCTAATCCCGATCGAGAATCTATGAAGAAGTTAATTTCCAAGGTCAATGAGGACTGGAATGAGTTCCTTAAAGCCTGCGCAAATAATGACAATACGGAGCTCCTTCTCAATATGAATGCCCTCATTGCAGACCTGAAAATTCTGGAAATTGAAATCAACAAGTAAAAAAGGAGACTGATATTTATGTACACCAAGCGCCAGAAAGTCAATATCGACGATACCCGTTTTATCTTTACCACCAACTTCTCCGGCGACCCGGAGCGTGACCGCTTTGGCTCTGACCAGCGCCGTGTCAACGTGGTAATTCCTACCGAGGAGCTCGCGCAGCATCTGCTGGATCTGGGTGTAAAGGTCAAGCAGACCAAGCCGAACCCTGAGCGCACTTACGACGAGCCGTTTGTGCCCACGCTTTACGTGCCGGTCAACATCAAGATGGACTCCAAGTGGCCGCCGCACATCTATTGGGTCACAACTGCTGGCAAGCGCCTGCTCTGCAACGAGGACATCATCAGCCAGCTGGACTTCATCCGTGTCAAGAACGTCTGCCTGCAAGCAAATCTCGTTGAGAAGAGAAACTTCCCTGGCGAATACAGTCTGTACGCCGATGTGATGTATGTTGAGCAGGATGCTGATGCTGACCCGTATGCGGAGCGCTACGCTCAGTACGCAGAGCCTGCTCCTGAAGTGCCGTTCTAAGGAGGATACTATGGAAAAACTGTTTATCAGCTGTCCGATGCGCGCTCGCACTGCAGAACAGATCCATGCGACTATGGACCAGATGCATAAAATCGCCGAGGCTATTTTCGGCGAAGAACTGGAGGTCATCCCGACGTACTTTGAGGGCACCCCTCCTGAAAATGCCAATGACCGTCTGTGGTATCTGGGTAAATCCATTGAGAAAATGTCCGAGGCGGATTGCTTCATCGGCATTTTTGATGACCAGAAAGCTTATGATGGCTGCATCATCGAGAACCATGTCGCCAAACTCTACGGTGTACCGCAGTATCTGGTGAATATTGCGTACGTAGCACCGGACATCATGGAGCAGCGTTTGCAGAATATGGTCTGATGGTATTTATCGAGTGCCGGGGTCGGTCCTCGGTTTAATGTGCCAGTCGGTGAGTGCCCACGTCGCAAATGGCGTTCTCAGAGGAAACAGCTCGATTGATATTTTGATTTTGGGAGGTTGAACGTATGAAAGTCTTGAGAATCCAGCCCAAGAAGTATCCTGAAGTTATTGAAATCGACGGCTCGCTCGAATCTCTTCAGAAAGAAGTGGCCGGTCTGATTCAGGCGGTCTACCCGTGGGATGATCCGGTTGCACTTATCTGCAATGAGGAAGGAAAACTGGCCGAAGATTCCTTCAGTAACTGTAACAGAGTGCTTCATAATGAGATTGGGATTCCCTATGATATTGTTGTTGGAACTTTCCTGATCGTTGGTCTGACCGAGGATGATTTCGGCGACCTGTCACAGGAACTCATTCAGAGGTACGAAAAGCTTTTCCATAACCCGGAAGAGTTTGATTACTTTACGGATGCTCAGGGAAGAACACATCTGGACGTTCGCCCCTGTGAACCTGAAGATAACGCGAAATAATCCACTTCCTTAGCAGATGCATAAGAGCTTCGGAGAAATCTGAGGCTCTTTTTATTTTGGGTCAGTAGCTTAGTCTGGCTGAAAGCTGGCAGCTCATAACTGCATGATCGCGGGTTCAAATCCTGCCTGACCCACCAGAGGTGCAAGCCTTATATTTGAATAAGCAAAGGAGAGAACAGCATGAGCGCAAGAAACTATGTTCCGGCAATGGTGAAATGGATGGTCGAGGAAGGTACCAAGAACACCTCCAGCGGCAACTGGATATTCACGAGCGCGGAAATTGCAGAAGCATTTCCTGTAGCCGAAAGCAGCGTGATTGAGATGTTTGGAGTAATCCTGACCGAAGTTTATCAGCATGAAGCTGTGGCGGAAGCAAATGTAAATTTCGAGAGCGACGGTTCGGCAACTTTCGATTTGACCTTCTACACAGATTATTGCCCGAATATCAGTGATGAAACAAAGGCTGGGTGATTTTCATGGGTGATAGCAAAGTTACAAAGCGCTGTGCAAAGTGTGGCGCTGTGATGCACAACGTGTCTGTGGCAAGGAAATACTGCGATTTTTGCAGATTTGGCTATGCAACCAATGACCCGGTACTGCCTTTGGTACATCCGAAGTACACTGGGCCGACTCTGCAGGAAATCATGAGAGAGGCTACCAAGGAGGGGCTTCAGTATGCAGAATATTGTAAAAAACACGGACTGCACTAATCACATAAAGGAACTCTGGAAAGTTTTTACAAAAGAAGGCAAAGAACTTTTTTCCTACACGATTCGCGGCGAAGGTGAAGACGAGGAAGAATGCACCAAACAGCTTTTAGCTTATGAGAATCATTGCAATCCTAACCAGATTCATGTTCACACGGAAATGAGGTGATTGGATGGCGGGTATAACGCTCTATGACTACCAAAAAGATGCGCTGGAACGAATGAAAATCGGATGCATCTTATGTGGTGGTGTAGGAAGCGGAAAATCAAGAACAAGTTTGGCATTTTACTATACGCTCTATGGTGGCACAGTCAACACCAAAAACTATGTTAAGATGCATGATCCACCCGACTTGTGTATTATCACCACTGCGAGGAAGCGCGATACAGGCGAGTGGGAGGAAGAACTGGCCCATTTCTATATGTCCACCGACAGCAACCTTGATATTTACGATCACAAGGTGGTTGTGGATTCATGGAACAACATCGGAAAGTACGTCGGCGTGAAGAACGCATTTTTCATTTTCGATGAGCAGAGAGTTGTTGGCAGCGGGCAATGGGTCAAATCCTTCCTGAAAATCGCGAAGGAGAATGACTGGATTCTTCTGAGCGCTACTCCGGGAGATTGCTGGACAGATTACATTCCGGTGTTTATTGCAAACGGGTTCTATAAAAACCGGACGCAGTTCAACAATGAACACGTAATCTATAGTCGTTTTTCCAAGTATCCGAAAATTGACCGGTATCTGAACACCCAGCGACTGGTACGCTTGCGTGAACGAGTGCTTGTAGATATGGACTTTGAGCGACCTACTGTATCCCACCATGAGAATGTTTTTGTCGAGTATGACAAGCCTAAGTATCTGGAAATTTGTAAAACTCGCTGGAACCTGTGGGAAAACAAACCCATTGAGACCGCCAGCGAGTTTTGTTATTTGCTGCGGAAACTGGTGAACACAGACCTGACTAGGTCGCAAAAAGTTCTGGATATTTGCATGACCCGCCCCAGAGTCATAATCTTCTATAATTTCGATTATGAGCTGGATATTCTCATGAATCTGCCCTATGGCGATGATGCGGAAATAGCACAATGGAACGGCCATAAGCACCAGCCAATCCCTGACGGTAAGAAGTGGGTATATCTGGTCCAGTACAATGCGGGTGCAGAAGGTTGGAACTGCATCAAGACCGATACCGTCATATTCTACTCGCAGAACTACTCCTACAAGATTATGGAGCAGGCTGCAGGCAGAATCGACCGGCTGAACACACCTTACAAGAACCTGTTCTACTATCATCTGAAGAGCAGGGCGGGAATTGATCTGGCGATTTCGAGGGCACTGAACTCGAAGAAGGCGTTTAACGAGAGGAAATTTTATGGAGCATGATATTTATGATTCTTTAAGGCTTATTGCGACGACCTGTGAGAAAATGGAAGATGCCTTAAATGCGATTGCAGAATACTTCGAGAAAGTAACGGCTCGTCTCATGGACTTGATTGAAGAAATTAAGAGGCAGCCATTGAAGATGATTCGGCAGAAGTTGCGCCCTGACTACAAGGACAAATGCAAAATCCGGTGGCTGGATATTCCCAACAAGGTTATGCAGGGGAAAATCAGGAGGTTCTGCTGATGGGAAATATTTCAAAGAAAAATAGAAAGAAGCTTGTCAAAGTTATTAACGCCAATTGCCATCGTGTAATGCACTTTGGCGAGCAAGATGCAATGTTTGTTCCTTACGACAGCAGTCCGTTGTCTGCTATTTGGAAATATCTCTGTATCAGGAACGACGGTGTTATCACAGGCCGCTTCTTGATTGATCGAAGCGAAAAATATATTCCTTTTAGGGAGAGATACTGTTATATCAATGCTCCAGAACAACTGTTTGTTCCGAGAACACATATTGAGATCAACAAACAAATTGTCAATAGACTTAAAGAGCGCAACCAGCTTTATGCTGTTTATTACACATGGAGGAAAAGGAAATGATTAAGGACTCTGGCGACCGCACCGAATTTGAAACCGGTGCCAAGCGTGATATGCATGCAGGAAAGGGGCGGATGGATCTTCTGCCTTGGTATGGCATCATGGAAGTCAGCAAGCACTGCGAGGAAGGTGCGCTGAAGTATGGTGAGCACAATGTGGATAAGGGTATTCCGCTGCATTCGCTGCTGGACAGTGCTTCTCGGCATCTGGCAAAGTACATGGTTGGTATGGACGACGAGGATCACCTGCGCGCTGCCTGTTGGAACCTGCTCTGGGCTCTTAACCAGCGCGTGACGCACCCGGAGTTGGATGATAGGTTTTCGACTGATCTCAAGCGGGAATTTTTGAAGAAAAAATTCACTATTCCTGAAATGAAAATCGCTCGACCTGATCATCAGCCAGTAAATGTGAAATGTCTTGAATGTGGCGATGTACGAGGGATTTTAAAACAATCATGGGACAATGGGCTTGCAGGACTTACAGTACACGATAAACTCCTGACATGTCCGATTTGCGGAGTATTAACGTCACATATCCTGGTAGAAAAGGTGGGTAAATCTGATGAATAACTGGATGCGCGAAGTGGACTATGCGACTTACTGCCCGAAGTGCAAGAGCTTCAAGGTGCTGGAGACGGATGAACCCTGCAACGGGTGCCTGACGGAGTGTGCGCGGGAGGGTACGGTGAAGCCGGCGAAGTTTGAGGAGAAGACGCGAAAATAACGGGCTCCTTTATGGAGGTGAGATAAATGGCAACAAGAGATTGGAGCAAAGTGGATTGGACCAATAACGAAGACAATAATCTTATCCGTGCATTTCTTGCAGATTCTGATAATATTATGAATTGTGACCAATGTCCATATAAGATGAAGCATCCGAGTTGGGACGCACTGCCTTGCGGACAATACCATTGCTGGGTTGAGTTGTCTTGCTAAAGGTGAGAGCCGTGGAGAAATCTGCGGCTCTTTATTTTTATCATCGAAGGAGATGCTTGTATGCAACGCATGAACGTTAAATGCTGCCATTGTGGGGACTATACCCCATTTATCACTGAAGAGAACATTGAAGTTATTCCTCAAGTTAATCTCACAAGAACCGATATGGATATTTTGGGCGATATCGCTGAAGCATTGGCGGAATGCGGCTGCTTAAGTGCGTGTGATTTCTTACGCCGGGTTCAGAGTGAAGTGACCAAAATTGTAGAGTATCAGGAAGAACGGTGAACGCTAAATGATATTTACTGAAGAGGATTTGAACTCTCTGAATGCTATTGCTGGACTATTGGCGTCATTCGGGTGTGATAGTCAGGCTGGCTGTGTGCTTTATATTCAGCATAAAATCGCAAAGTCCATGGAGGCTGACGAAAGGAAATGCAGAAATGAGAAACATGTCTAAGAAGACCTGGAAACTCCGGGTTTGGGGTCACATGACCGAGATGCAGAAGCTGGATTATCTTCTTACGAAAGCGGGCATTACGCATGAGATGGAAAGAAGATTTCCTGAGAACGATAAAAACCAGCCTGAAGTTTACGGCCCTGGAGCACTGCATGATGGGGGCTATCAGATTACAGTTCGAGATAAATCTGGTACATATCTATGGGACGCGGTATGCGGTTGGTACACTTACGGGTTTCCTCATTTACTCGAGGTGTGCGGGCTAGCACTTGTTGATCATTATGATGTCGAGGGCTGGCTCACGGCTCGGCAGGTTATGAAGATGTGGAGGCGTAGAAATGCTGCGAAAAATCGCTGATTTTGTCAAAAAGATATTCCGCATGGAGCCGATCCCGACAACGGTTAATACCCTGCGGGAGGCTTTACAAGCCTTGGAGGTGGCTCGGAACCACTTCGAGCACTGTGACCCGGAATTTGTGGATGCGGCTATTTTTGAGTTGAACGCTGCGGAGTGCCGGGTGGATGCAGTTAGGAGGTGTGTGGGGTGAAAACGTTTTATTATCCGACTTACAAGTGCCGATTTTGCGAGAGGGAATTTAACGATGGGCATCCCTACTATAATCCCGAAGATGCGAAGAACGATCTGGCCGGTCTGATGGCGTTCCGCCCAATTCATCATTGCGATGGTGGTCATATTGGCATCGGATATTTTACAGGCCTAGAAAGGGTTGATAAGGATGAATGATGTTTGGACGAAAGTTGGCAAATTTCTTGGCCGAGCTATTGCGCTGACACTTATTCTGTGCGCCTGGGCCATTATTATTGCATTCACGCTGAAGGTGCTTTGGTTTATCTGGTTTCGGATTCTGCTGTGAGGTAAGAAGGCTATGGACAATGAAAGAGTATCATATGAAGAAGCCGTAGAAGCTATCCGGAATTGGAGTAAGGCAGTGTACGAATTTTCTGATGATGACGTTGAAACCATCTACGCGAATGGCCGACCTATTGATATGGTAAGAAAACAAACTTGGAATGCCCTTACTGCATATGATCTTGAGCATGGCTACAGGGTTCCGGTTGGAAATTTCACGTCGATAGACGATGTTGCTTGGCTGTTGGCGAATGGCGATATCACTTTGCAAGACGCACGAATCTTGTGCGCTAACACCAATCACTCACTGGTTGATATAGAGCAAGCGGTAGGAAGTATTCGATACAGTCAGACAGAAACTACGGCCATCCCAGCTTGGTATGAAAAGAAAATATCTTGGCCGTATCGGTTGGTTGCTTTTCTAAACGAAGTAATTGATATGTTTGTACAAGCTATTACGGAGGATTTCTTATGAAGCACACGTTTATCTTTACCTGCACAGACAACGGTGGCGGCTATCAGAGCTTTGAAGTCAGGGCGACCGACAAGCAGGAGGCTATCAAGAAGGGCATGGCGTTTGCAAAGAAGCATGCTTCGGGTGATATCTGTGGGAATTGGACTTGCAGATTGATACAAGAGGATCTTTTATGAGATGTTGTCCTATGTGCTATTGTAAAGCATATTTGAAAAATACAGGCACGATGACCTGCGGTACGACTATGAAACTCCAATATGAGATTTCCTGTTCTAATTGTGGACTCGGTCCAGCTAAAACAGGTGCAGTCTTAATGACATATAATGAGCACAGCATGCAGGGTGTAATTGATGATTCAGATCTGAAGCAGCTTATTAAAGACTGGGATTCTATTTTGCGAGATCCCGAAAGAGAAAGGATTGCTAACATATGAAAATCGTTGAACCTAAGTACGAGATCCTCACTGATATTTCTGAGGGTGGCATCAAGGAGCTGCAGCAGATCGAGCGGGTGGCCCGGGTCTGCTACAAGAGCGAGGATAAGATCACGCCGGACGGTGAGTCGGCGAAGAAGCTGGTGGGTTTTCTGGTGAAGCAAGGGCATGAGGCTATGCTGGAGCATTCGCAGCTGTCCGTGTTGTTTACCTGTGACCGGGCCATTGCCAATGAGCTGGTGCGGCATCGTATTGCATCCTTTGCGCAGGAGAGCACCCGGTACTGTAACTACTCGAAGGAGAAGTTTGGCGGGGAGCTGAGCTTTATTCGGCCGTTTTATATTCCTAATGAGCCTAATGAAAATGCAATCAAAGCAGCTTCTTCGACAGAAGAATTTATAAAGCTCGAAACGGACTATCAAATCCACCATGCGTGGTACTGGGCTTGTGATGATGCTGAAAAAAGCTACAAAACTCTCATCGCCAATGGTTTCCGTCCCGAACAGGCTCGTTGCGTGCTGCCGTTGTGCCTGAAGACCGAGATCGTGGTCACGGCCAACTACCGTGAATGGCGCAACATCTTCAAGCTGCGTACTCCTGTGGCGGCCCATCCTCAGATGAGAGAACTGATGTGCCCTCTGCTGAAGGAACTGCAGAGCAAGATCCCGGTGGTGTTCGATGATATTTACACGTACTGGCCTGAGGACGACCAGACGGGAAAGGAAAGTGTGGAGAAGTGATGCGAATTGTGCTGCTCGCAAGCGTTATTTTGCAAACTATCGCAATTGGAATGTTTTTTACTAAGAATGCAGATAGAGAAAGACAGAGAATTATCAGATACACTGGTTGGTTCTTGCTTCTGGTTTACATGATATTTGGTTGAGGTGATTAACTATGAAAAATCGTATTATTTGTGTTGTTGCATGCCTGATGATGCTCGTGGGATGTATGGTTCTGTGCAGCTGTGGCAACTATAAGATGTTCGATACGACCTTTACCTACTCCTGGGCACAGATTAAGCTGCCCGACGGAACCATCATCGAAGGCAAGGTAGATAACTGGACCGATTACGAAGGCGATCAGCTGCAAATCACGATTGATGGCACCACATATCTAGTTCATGCAGCAAATGCTATTATGAAAACCTAAGGAGATATGTTCATGATGATTGGCAAAGCGGACACCGCGGATATATTGGCAGGCCGTTATGTTGATGGAACGTGGTCGTATACGCAGGCTCTGTATGTGGCTAAAAAGCGTGGGGTTTCAAAAGAAGAATTTGATGCTGAGGTCTTTGCATGGCGAGTAGCTCTCGGTAAGGTTAAGAGGAGCTCGGGACAGCGGTGATAGGATGACTACATACGAATTCGTAGATAAGATTGGAGATGCAAAATGCAGCAGAAAACACATGACTTTCTCGTGAGAATGCAGGTGCCGATGGCGACATTCGGTGGAGATCTCATGGGAGAAGCGATTGATTTCGCTATTCATGAAATGCAGAATAATCGTTTTGTCACACTGACAGACATTGAAAATGTACTTAGCGATCGTTTTCACTGCAGTGCAAGTTCAGCGGATGCACGGCTTCGCAGGGCACTGGACGTGACTGAGTTTCGGTGTGGAGAGTATCCGAACCCTGAACTTGAGCGGCTTCGGGCCGAATATCAGGTTGATCGGTGGTCTGTGAAACGGTTCATTTATGCCGCGGCAAGGAAGGTGATGAACGATTTTGACTGATTCTCGGCAATTTTTTGGCCAAAAACCCACTTCGTGGCCAAAAAATTTTGCAAAAATGGCCACAAAATATTACGATAATACGTAATAAAATTGCCATTTGGCCAAAAACCCACTTTTTTCTTTAACTTAATAAAAATTTTAAAATTTTATATATAGTAATTAAGGATAAAAAACGGGCTTTTGGCCACGGCGAAAGTTTAACGTCTTATCGAGCCGGAAAATGTTACAATATTTTAACCTTGAACTATATCCCCTGACAGTGTAATATAGAACTGCATTAAATAGACGTACTGCCCTTTAATGAAGTGCGAGGTGAAAAATATGAACTATATGGATGCGCTTGCAAAAAATTGGCGTGAGCACGATTACTCTTTTGAAGGACGAGATGTTCTTCCGAATGGTGATGAAGTTTGGACCTACACTACATTGGAACTTGGGCTACCAGTGCTATGGGTGAAGCATCCAGACGGATCGTTTGATTACCGTGTTCTCCATACTCCCGGCTATGATGAATCAACAGGCGAACATTGGTGTTGGAACTGTCATTGCCAGATGGTGCATCATGATGATGAATGGCTGTGCCTGAAATGCGGAGATCATATCGATGATAACGACATAGAGCTTTTATCATCTCCGACAGAAGAAGCAAGCTATCCAGACGATGACCTTGAACCAGAACCTGAGTGGTACGACTGATACAGCAAATAAGATCTGCCTCTGCGCTAACAACGCAGGGGCTTTTCTTTTGCCCGAAAATAATAAAATCTTGCAAAAATTAGCAAAAACTGACGCGATAAAAACATGCCCTTTTATGGGGGGAATAGAACGCGTTTTGAACGCACTATTCCTTTTATTTTGGAGGTTTTTATCATGCTCGAAAACAAATTCAAACAGGGATTGACGAAAGAACTGAAAGAACGCTTTCCCGGCTGTGTAGTGGTCCATCTTGACCCGAACGAGGTGCAGGGGCATCCCGATCTTTTGGTTTTGTATGGTTCCACCTGGGCAGCACTCGAAGGCAAGCGCTCAGCAAATGCACCTCATCGTCCGAATCAGGATTATTATGTCCGTCAGATGAATGAGATGAGCTTTGCCGCTTTCATTTATCCTGAGAACAAGGAGGAAGTTCTTAATGCAATGGAACGATCATTCCAGGCTCGTGGGGCAGCACGCCTTTCTGGGTGCAAGTAAGTATCATTGGCTGAACTATGATACTCAACGCCTGGTGGATGCTTTCATGAGCTGTCAAGCAAAGGAGAAAGGCACTCGGCTTCATGCTTTTGCTGCAGAGTGCATTAACCTGAAGCAAAAGCTCCCGAAGAGCAAGAAAACCCTCAACGCATATGTCAACGATGCAATTGGTTTCCGCATGGACCCCGAGCAGGTTTTGTTTTACAGCGAAAACTGTTTTGGTACTACAGATGCCATTGCATTTAACGACAAAGATAATTTTCTTCGTATTCATGATCTTAAAACAGGAGCTGTTCCAGCACATATGGAGCAGCTCTTTATTTATGATGCGCTGTTCTGCATGGAGTATCATGTCAAACCGAAAGATATTCTTATCGAAAATCGCATTTACCAAAATGATGATGTTCTCATTGAGACACCGACGGCAGATATCATTGATCCCATCATCGAAAAGATTAAAGAATTTGACAAAATCATTGCGGATCTAAGATAAGGAGCAGCGTTATGAATCCAATTGAGAAAGACCTTAAAAACTACTACGGCACGAGTTCCGACTCTGATATTTTGGAGCATTACGGCACAAAGCGCCATTCCGGCCGCTATCCTTGGGGTTCTGGTGATAATCCTTATCAGCACTCTGGTGACTTTCTGTCTCGTGTGGAAACGCTCAAGAAGAAGGGAATGTCCGAGAATGAAATTTTAGATCAAATCAATAGCACTCTTCCCAAGGAGTACCAGCTCGGTCTTACCGAATTTCGAGTGGCTCGACGTAAAGCAATCCATGAGCGCAAGGCATCTGAGTATGAGAAAATCGCTGCTTTAAAGGAACAGGGTCTCGGCTGGAAAGCCATCGGTGAAAAGCTTGGTATGAGCGAGTCCAGTGTGCGCTCAAAATATGCAGGCACTGCTGATAAAAAAGCGCAGCGTGCAGAGAATATTGCTGACACGTTGAAAAAAGAAGTGGACAAGAAAGGCATGATCGATATTTCCGAAGGTGCCAATCTTGTAATGGGTGTGTCACAATCAGAGCTTGACGACGCTGCGTATACGTTGGAAGCGGAATACGGTTACAAACGTTATGGCGTAGGTATCCGTCAGCCGACCAACATCCGTCAGCAGACTAACATTACGGTGTTGGCTAAGCCTGAATTCGACCAGAAGTATGCTTATCAGCATCAGGATCAGATTGATTCGCTCGGCGATTATCATTCTGATGATGGCGGTGATACGTTCAAGAAGCTTCAGCGTCCTGCAAGTCTGGATTCAAGCCGTGTTGCCATTCGGTATGGTGATGAAGGTGGCCTGGACAAAGATGGTGTCATGGAAATTCGCCGTGGCGTGCCAGATCTTGACCTTGGCAAGAGTCATTATGCGCAGGTTCGTATCCTTGTCGATGGTGACCACTATCTGAAAGGCATGGCTGTCTACTCGGATGATCTTCCCGATGGCGTGGACATCATGTTCAACACCAACAAACCTTCCGGCACGCCCAAAATGAAGGTCCTGAAGGAAGCGAAAGCTGATCCGGACAATCCGTTTGGTGCAGCCATCAAAGCCAATGGCCAGAGTACATACATCGGTTCTGATGGAAAGGAGCATCTTTCTCCTATTAACAAACTGAAAGAGGAAGGCGATTGGGATACAATGTCCCGAAATGTATCTTCGCAGTTCCTATCCAAACAGCCGAAAAAGCTTATTGAAAACCAGCTGAAGCTTACAATTGCGGATTATCAGGCGCAGTATGATGAAATCATGCACTACGATAATCCTACTGTTAAAAAGAAGCTGCTGAACGACTTTGCCGATACCTGTGAAGGTACGTCAATGACGCTGAAAGCATCGGCATTTCCGGGACAATCGACGAAAGTCATACTGCCTATCAACCGAATCAAGGAAACAGAAGCTTACTGTCCGACCTATGAGAATGGCACACAGCTTGCACTGATTCGCTATCCTCATGCCGGTACCTTTGAGATTCCGATTGTTACAGTCAACAACAAAAATGTCAGTGGCAAGCGCAATCTTGGACAGATTCAGGATGCTATTGGCATCAATGCTAAAGTGGCAGAGCGTTTGTCCGGTGCAGATTTCGATGGTGATACCGTTATGGCGATTCCTGTCAGCGATAAGGTTCCCATTAAATCTACTCGTCCGTTGGAACAGTTGAAAGGTTTTGACCCCAAGACTGCATATGCAGTTCCTGAAGGCAATCCCAACAACGTGCGTCTCATGAAAAAAGAAGAGAAGCAGCGTGAAATGGGCGTTATCTCGAACCTCATCACGGACATGACTCTTCGTGGTGCGTCTGAAGAGGAACTGGCTCGTGCTGTCAAGCATTCGATGGTTGTTATCGATGCAGAGAAGCACAAGCTGGATTACAAACGCTCTGAGAGGGAGAACGGTATCCAGGAACTGAAAGAAAAGTGGCAAATCCGTGTGGATGAGGACGGTACTACGCATTATGGTGGCGCATCAACGCTCCTGTCTCGGCGCAAGCAGACCATCCGTGTGCCTGAGCGTCGTGGTAGCGTGCGCGTGGATAAAGAAACTGGTGAACTCATTTATAAGGAGAGTGGGCGTGCCTTCATCGATCCGAAGACTAAGAAAGAGCGTATTGCCGAGGATACCGTAAGTCTGATTTCCGAGACAAAGGACGCAAGAACCCTCTCTTCTGGCACTATTCAGGAGAACTTGTACGCAGACTTCTCTAATAAGCTCAAAGCTATGGCAGCACAGGCCCGCAAAGAGGCGGTCAACATGAAGGGCATCCAGCGTGATCCTGAGGCAGCCAAGACATATGCTGCGGAAGTTATGTCACTGAAAGACAAGTACACCACAATGCTGGCCAATAAACCTAAGGAGCGCAAGGCAATGCTGATTGCCAATGCCAACATCAAGGCCAAAATTCAGGAACTGGGCTTAGACCCGCAAAACACTGAGGACAAGAAAGAAATCAAGAAGATTTCTTCTGTTGAAATGCAGCGCGCTCGCGATAAGGTCGGCGCAAGTGGGCAAAAGTCCAAAGTCAGGTTTAGCGACAGAGAATGGGAAGCTATTCAGGCTGGCGCAATTTCCGACAACATGCTGTCAAAGTTCCTGAATTCTTCTGATTCGGATGAAATCGTGAAACGCGCAATGCCCAAAACCACGGCTTCGTTGTCTTCGGCTAAGTTGACCAAAGCAAGAGCGATGTTGCGAAGCGGTTACACTTATAAAGAGATTGCACAGGCGTGTGGCGTTCCTGAATCTACCGTTTATGATGCACTTGGAAAGTGATAACAGGAAAGAGAGGCTTTGAATTATGGTTCGATGCTTTCTGACCACGTTCGATAATCCCTACAATCCGTATGAGCAGTTCGAGCAGTGGTATCAGTATGACATGGATCATGGCTATAACTCGTCTGGCCTGCTTATGCGGCTGGCACAGACCTCTTCTCAGTTCACAGACAATGAAAATGCCTACGAAATTGAGAAAGCAATCAATAAAATCGTGGCAAACGATCCAATTAACATCTACAAGAAGCTCAAAATCGAGATCAAGGACGATACCGGCTATGCACAAAGTGCTTAAGGCCATAGGGAGGGGTCTCAAAATCGACACCCCCCTCTCAAATCGCGCCGGTCTTTGATATTTCCCCGGAGGGAAAATTGATATTTGGGCTTTAAACATGCTGCCGAGGCCTTGGGGTGTAGACTGAGGTTTCGACAGTTTTTGCAAGGGCTTATGGGGTGCGCGCCTCCTAAGAGCTTTCTGAGTTCATGACGTTTGACCTCCATCGGCATCGGGGCATTCTGTATTGTTCTCCTTTATACGGAATGTTTGCTTTCTCCCTTCAAATGAAAAGCACTGCCACAGCACCCATAAGCCTTTGCAAAAACTGAATTTTAGACAACAAAAGAAAGAGGGCCTTTTGAATGCGACCGAAGAAGAACACACCGGGAGAAGCGGCTGTGGCTTCGGCCCGGCCTGCAACAAGTCCGGAAGCACAGGAACAGTACATGATAAACCTGACCATGCAACTGGTGGAAAGAAGGCTACGAGAAGGGACGGCTTCAAGTGCAGAAACAACGCACTTCCTGAAGCTGGCTACTATGAAAGCGGACCTTGAAAAGAAAAAACTGGAAGAAGAAAACAAACTGCTCCGGGCAAAGACCGAGACACTAGAAAACGCAAAGGACACCAAAGAAATGTACGCAAATGTGCTGAAAGCCATGGCAAAGTACAATGGCGTGGACGAAGACGAGGCCCCAGACTATGAGTTTTAAAAGCTCTTATGCAGCCTGAGTCGTTCTGGCAGTGCTGTTTTTTATCTACTTTACAGCAGCGGTTTTTTCTGGTAAAGCGCAATATCCTGTGCGAATGGAAGGCAGTTCTTTTGACTGGAGCAGTTGCATGGGCACCGATGCTGCTTACAGATGACATGTTGCGGAAGAAAGGATTTTTATGATGACGGCATTTGAAGAAATCTGTTTCTGGCTGATGGCGGCGATGCCGTGGATCATGCTTGCATGCTTGTTCACAGACCGAGAACGACCAACAAGCAAGCGGTACTGGTGGTATTTGCCTCCTAGTATTCTGTCGCTTTTGACGGCTATCGCGGTCGGGCTTCCACAAATTGTTGATAAGCGGATCGGCGGGTTTGGATGTTGGTGTACGCTTATTTTTGCATTTGTATGCGCTTACCATGACGAAATGGAAGGTCTTGCGAACCTGCACGGTAAGCTGATTTGTCTTTCGATAATTTGTGCCGCATTTGCCATGGTCTGCTGGTGTATGGGGTACTAAGCATATGCCCAGAAAGACATACTCTGAGCTTTGCCAGCATGTGACCTTTGAAGACCGCTTCCATTATTTGCAGCTCCACGGCAAAGTTGGATTTGATACTTTTGGCTTTGACCGGTGGCTAAATCAGAGTTTTTACCAGTCAAGAGAGTGGCGGCAGTTTCGGGACAGGATCATTGTGCGGGACGCTGGGTGTGACCTTGCGTGCAAAGACCACGAGATCACCGACTGGGTGATACGAAACGGCAAACCCATCCGGCCGCGCATTATTATCCACCATCTGAACCCGCTGACGAAAGAGGACGTGCTTCAGCACTCAGACGCACTTCTGGACCCGGAAAACGTAATCTGCGTGAGCGATCGGACCCACAAGGCCATCCACTATGGAGATGATGCGATCCTAAAGCCTGCATTTGCCGAAAGACGACCGGGCGACACTTGCCCATGGAGGAAATGAAAATATGAGTGACTATATTTATCACTATGGTATCAAGGGCCAGAAGTGGGGTGTGCGGCGCTATCAGAACCCGGATGGAACACTTACGAGCATGGGAAAAGCACGTAAGCGCGCCATAGATGTAAACCGAAACATGGACGCTGTAAACGACATTGTAAAAACAATGTCCCGAAAAGACAAAGAACTCCTTAATCTTGATGGCGATGTTTACCAGCAAAGTGCCGAGGATGGGGGTGCATACGTAAAACGTTTTATTGAAAAATCAGGTGATGTGCCTATTTCCTTTTTTGATATCATTGGTGATGAAAAGGGAGTAGCAATTTCTATTGGAACAAGAGCTGGAAGTGAATATCGGAACAAGGGTTATTGCTCAAGAGTAGCCAGAAAAGGCATGAAATGGCTGGATGCACACAAAGACGAATACGACCAAATTGTCTGGTGGGCCAGAAAAGACAATGCTGGATCTATAAAAATCGCTGAGAAATCTGGATTTAAGCTGGATGAAGCATCGGTACTCCCAGATGATCCGTGGATCAAGTATCAGTACAAATAAGGAGGAAAACAAAATGAAAAACGATGCAATGCTGAACCGTGCAAAGCAGCTGGTGGTGGACTACTTTAACGCTCACGTGGACGTGACCGACGGCAAGAAGCTGACGATGGAGGACGTGTTCATCGTATGGTTCAGCAAAACCCTGCAGAACTGGAAGGCGCTGGTGAGCACCACCGTGTCTGACGGTATGTACTACGAGATTACCCACAACGGCGATAAGGGCGAGACCTATCTGGACGCCTACAAGAAGTGGGACAACCAGTGCATTGTAGACTGAGGTGATCGGAAATGGACAGTATCCTTACCTCGGTGAAGAAACTCCTTGGACTGACCGAGGAGTACACGGCGTTTGATGCAGACCTTATTATGCACATCAACAGTGTGCTGATGATCCTGCGGCAAATGGGCGTTGGGCCTCAGGAGGGCTTTGGCATCAGCGATGCAACGGCAACATGGAGCGAGTTTTGCCAGAACAGGGCGGACATTGAAGCGGTAAAGAGCTATACGGCGCTGAAGGTGAAGATGCTATTTGACCCGCCGCAGAGTTCCAGCACGATGGAAGCGACCAAAAACCTTATCAGCGAACTGGAATGGCGGCTGTATGCCGAGTGCGACAGGGAGGAGAAACAATGCGGATGCTGAAGTTTGCCGTGGAAGGGCAGCAGCTGGCAAAGCGCGGTGATTTTGCCGGCGTGACAGCCGGAAGCAAAGGCTATCTGCGCTGCCACTTTGAGCAGAGTGACCCGGAGTGGCTTATGGCCAAGAAAATTGCTGTGTTCAATGACGAATATGCGGTGACTGTGAGCGCGGAAGGTGAGTGCGCCGTACCCGACGAGGTGACGGACGGAAAAAGCTTTAAGGTGTATCTTGCTGGCCAGAATGGCAAGACGCGGATGATAACAAACAAGGTACTGATCGAGCAGGTGAAGTGACATGGTGGATTTGGACAAGCAGTTTGCAGCAATGGCAGATGTGAGCGAAGAAGATACCGCTTACGATTTTGTGATCGATGAAGACCTGCGAGTGATCGCTGTGCCAGAACGCGGTGTGGTGCTGGGCGTTGAGGGAGATAAAGACGCGAACCGCATCCGATTTAGAATGAACAAAACATGGCGCGGATACGATATGTCGAAGTTTGACCTGCGCATCAACTACCAGAATGCAAACGGTGACAAAAACTATTACACGGTGACGAGCAAACACACTGAAGGCAATGCGGTGGTGTTTGACTGGATTGTGGCGGCGGATGCTGTAGCATATCAGGGCGATGTGTTCTTTATTGTGGTGGGCCTTATTACCACTGGCGGAATGGTGAACTGTGCGTTCCACACGACGCTTGGTAAGGCAAAATGCCTGGAAGGCCTGGTGGTAGACACAAAAACTGACATTTCTGAGATCCGGGACTTTATGGCGACGCTGAAGGCGGAAGTGGAGGCATACGGACAGACCTTTGTGAATGCCGCTGCTGCCAGTGCAAAGGC